TGTCCCACGCGTGTCCCCAGTCTGAAACCGGCCCAGTGTCGCCAACCGGTGGAATATCGAACACGGCGGGCGAGGACTGGCGCGCTCGGAGGGATTCGAACCCCCGACCCCCAGATTCGAAGTTATGTGCCTAACCCCCTCGATGGGATTATTTATAAAACCATGGAAGGGGCAAGTTGCCTGTGGTACGGTCTTTTTAGGGCCTTGACCCCCTAACTCGTGGCAATTATAAAACCACCAAGGGTTGCCGCCTACCCCCATTTTCTGTTACTTGGAGACGCGACCAGATGCCCCAGCTCAAGCTCACCGAGAAAGCCATCGCCAAGCTCAAGGCGCCCGACCCGAGCGGCAAACAAGTCCTGTATTGGGACACTGACCTTCGCGGCTTCGGCGTCCGCGTCAGCGGCACGACCAACGACAAATCCTACGTCGTCCAGCGCGCCGTCAATGGCGTGACGCGGCGCATCACGCTCGGTGCGTGCAATGTCTTGTCGCTGGCGGAGGCGCGCACCCGCGCCCAGGGGCACCTCGGCGACTTCGCCCGCGGCATCGATCCCAAGGCAAAGAAGGCCGCCACCGCCACCCTCGCCAATGTGCTGGACGACTATCTCTCGGCACGGAAAGACTTGCGGCCGCGAACGCGGGAGTCGTACCGCGTCACCGTTGAGGGCTACCTCAGGTCCTGGCGCGATAAGCCCGTGAGCAGCATCACGCGCGACGCTGTCGAGCGCCACCACGTGGCCATCGCCACCGAGATCGCGGCGAAGGCGCGCGCGAAGGCCTTGGCCGACGCGGCCAGGTGGGAGGCGCGGGCCAAGGCCGCCGAAGCCAAGGGCTGGCTGGACGCCGCCGCCAACCACCGACAACGGGCCGCAGTGGCCAAGAAGCGCGAGACCTACAGCGGTGAAGTCGCCGCCAATAACGCGATGAAGGTCGTTCGCATATTGTGGAACCACGCCGCTGACCGCAGCCCCGACATCGGCGCCAACCCGGTCCGGCTGAAGAAATTGTGGTACCCGGTCGAGGCGCGCACGCGCCACCTCGGCGCCGAGGAGCTGCCCGCGTTCTACAAGGCGGTCGCGGCGCTGCCAAATGCCATCGGCCGCGACTACCTGCTGCTATTGCTGTTCACGGGCTTGCGAAGGCGCGAGGCGTCGGCGCTCCGGTGGGATGACGTGGACCTCAAGGTGAAGACGCTCCGCATCCCGGAGACCAAGAGCGGCCGCCCGCTCACCCTGCCGCTCAGCGACTTCACCCACGACCTTCTGGTCGCCCGCCGCGCCATCGGCAAGGCCGAGTTCATATTTCCGGCGGCGAGCAAGTCCGGCCACATCGAGGAGCCTAAGTTCTTCCTCGCCCAAGTCGCCAAGGCAACTGGCAAGCGCGTGTCGGTCCACGACCTTCGACGAACGTTCGTCACCGTGGCCGAGTCCTGCGACATCAGCCCCATCGCCTTGCGCGCGCTGGTGAACCACTCGCTCGGCCACAGCGTGACCGAAGGATACATTCAGATGAAAGCTGAGCGCTTGCGCCATCCGGCGCAGCGCGTCTGCGACAAGCTCAAGGAGCTGTGCGCCATCGCGGAGCCGGCGGCGAAGAACGTGACTAGGCTAAATCGTAAAAGATGAAAAAAGTATGAGTAAAAGGTAAGTAAAAGGGTATCGCCGCCAGCCCCATTAAGCCTCCGATAGCCTATTGACGGAAGGTAAGGGATTTACAATCCTCCATATGTGTTATATGATAATTTTTGGGTGGATGCCGGTCTAGGGTTACCCGGCTAGAGACCACTCAGATCGCTTGTCCACGCGGTACAGCCGGTCGACGTCGGCACTGACTTTTGGGATGGGTGATGCCATCTCGCAGTTGAGACCCTAGAGCTTCAGTCAACTGTGTAAACCCAAGAAGTCGTTCTTAGCGCATCAGCGCCGAGGACGGCTATTTTCGCTTTGGCCTCCTTGGCACGAGGAGAGGAGGCCGAATGAGCAAGCCCAAGAAGAAGCCGCTGGTGAAGGTCGTCACGGCGAACAATCCCGCAACATTTCACCTCGACAAACGTGCCGGCGACATCCTCGCCGCGATTGCCAACGCCGGCAGCGACGACGCTCTGCTGACCACGCCGCAGGTCGCGGACTTGCTCCGCGTCTCCACCCAGTGGGTCGAGATCCGCCGCACCCGCGGTGGCGGCCCTCCCTTTGTGCGGCTCTCCCACAAGGTTGTCAGGTACCCGCTCGGCGGGCTTCGGCAATTCATAAAACAACGCGAATACGCGCGCACGGCCGAATACCTCTCGAAGCGAGGTGCCAAGAACAAGGGGACGCTCTTGGATGCTTCATAAAGGATTAGGGGCTCGGCACCTGTGCCCGGTGCCAAGCCCCAAACCAGAGTGGTCTTTGCCTAAAGACGACTTCACCTCTACCACATCCGGGCACCCCCTTCCACCCCCTCTTTTTTGTAAGTCGGGATTGGGGGCGCCATGACTAACCGCCGGCGCAATAACCAAGGCCAAGCCCGTGGCGCGGACGACCCCATTGGCGTGGCCCGCGACCTCCTCCGGCGCGGCATCATGCCATTGCCGCTCCGGCCGGGCATGAAGAAGCCGTTCCTCGAAAAATGGCAGCACTTGACAATCGACGTCACCAACGTCGAGCGCTATTTCGACGGCGCGGGGCTCAATGTCGCCGCCCGGATGGGCGCGAAGAGCGGCGGTCTCGCCGACACCGACTTGGACGCAGTCGAGGCCATTCAGCTGGCGCGCTACTTTCTCCCACCTACGTCGGCGCGGTACGGACGCCCGAGCAAGCAAGAATCCCACCGGCTCTACCGCTGCGATGACGCCGAGCCCAGTGGCGCCAAGCAGTTCTTGGACGAGAACCGCAAGATGATTGTCGAGCTCCGCATCGGTGGCGGTGTGAAGGGTGCATACAGCGTGATGCCTGGCTCGCGTCACGACAGGACCGGCGAGCTCATCGATTGGCATGAGGGCGGCGAGCCGGCGCGCGCTGCGTATGCCGACCTCAAGGCGTCGGTCTCCAAGCTCGCCGTGGCCGCATTGCTCCTGCGCCATTGGCCGGAGCATGGCCGTCACGACACGTCCCTCGGAGTCGGTGGATTTCTCGCTCGAGGCGGCATGTCGGCGGACGACATCTTTCACATCGTGCACTGCATTTGTATCGTGCGCGGCTACGGTGAGCGGGCCGAAGCTGACGCCACCACCGCGCGCGACAGCGCCGTGGCCTTCGCTGAGGGTAGAGAGGCGCGCGGCTTTCCTTGGATGAAGGATGCATTCGGCGAGAAGGTGGCGAAGTGCATCGCAAAATTCCTCAAGTACAGCGAGGCGCCCACGGTGACGGTGCCTCCAGGCGCGGGCGTCACCCTCGAAGATTTCTACGCTTACATGCCGCTTCACGATTACATCTACGCTCCTGCGCGCGACCACTGGCCGGCAGCGAGCGTCAACGCCCGCATCGCGCCAATACCGATCCTCGACGAGAACGGAGAGCCAGAAGTGGGCGACGATGGGCGCGAGAAGAAGCTGAAGGCTAACGCGTGGATCGACCAGAACCGGCCGGTCGAGCAGATGACTTGGTCACCGGGATTGCCGCTCATCATCGTCAATCGGTTGGTCTCGTCCGGCGGCTGGATCGAGCGGAATGGCGTGTCGTGCTTTAACCTTTACCTCCCACCGTCGATTGCGCTCGGCGATGCCGGTGCAGCCGGTCCGTGGATTGAGCACGTTCGCAAGGTCTACCCCAACGATGCCGACCACATCATCAATTGGCTCGCCCACCGCCGTCAGCGCCCGGAGGAGAAGATAAACCACGCTCTGGTCCTCGGTGGTGAGCCCGGCATTGGCAAGGATACGCTGCTCGAGCCGGTGAAGATGGCCATCGGACCGTGGAACTTTGCAGAGATCTCCCCGAAGCAGGTGTTCGACACGTTCAATCCATTCGCTCGCAGCACGATATTGCGCATAAGCGAGGCACGCGACCTCGGTGATATCTCGCGGTACGAGTTCTGTGACGCGATGAAGACGTACACCGCCTCACCACCCGACATGCTCTACGTGAACGAGAAGAACCGCCGCCAGTACTACGTCCCTAACTGCTGCGGCGTAATCATCACCACCAACTACAAGGACGCCTTGTACCTTACGCCAGAGGACCGCCGCAACTACGTGGCATGGTCGGAGCTAACCAAGGATAGCTTCCCCGAAGACTATTGGAGGAAGCTCTGGGGGTGGTACGAGGCAGATGGATTCAGCCACGTTGCCGCCTACCTTGCAACGCTGGACATCTCCGGCTTCAACGCGAAGGCGCCGCCGCCGAAGACGCCGGCGTTTTGGGCCGTCGTCGACCTCAGCCGTGCATCGGAGGACTCGGAGCTCGCCGACATCGTCGACGACCTCGGCAATCCGGACGCCTTGACCGTTGCCATCCTCATCAACAAGGCAGGTGAGGTAATGGACAGTGGCAACCTCGAAACGTGGCTCAGGGATCGCAAGAATCGCCGCGCCATCCCCCACAGGCTCGAGAGGTGTGGTTACGTGGCCATCCGCAATGACACTGCGGATGACGGTTTTTGGAAGATTTCCGGCAAGCGGCAAGTCATCTACGCCAAGCGCGAGCTGTCAACCGACAAGCAGCTCGAGGCAGCCAATAAGTGCAAGCGCGCAGTGGAAGAGGCGGCCGCGGCACGAGCGCGGGTAGGCGATGCCTAGAAAGGTCATGAAGGTCGTGAAGGTCGTGAAAAGTCAACCCCATCGTTTTGATGGACTGCTCCTCACCGCGGGTCGTGGAGGTCGTGAAGGTCGTGAAAACCTATCTCCATTCTTTTTTTCTGATTTTGTCGGTCTATTCCGCTATTAGGGGCAAAAACAATGGAAATAGAGTTTCACGACCTTCACGACCTCCACGACCTACCCCTCGTTGACATGATTACACTTTCTGCCGTCGTCACATGCCTTTGAGTCCATCACAGCGCCGCGCGCGCGCACTTGAGTCCGATCGAGTTCGCGTGCGACGCGACACAAGTGAGAGCCGTCGAGCCCACGTTCGCGCCCTCCGAGCCCTCCGGCAAAAGCGCTACCGATCCCTCAAGGCCGACGGCCGGGTCGTCATCGAGCCAAAAGTCGATCCGGTCGGGCTAGCCGAGCTTCTTCACGAGGCAGGCGTGATGGTCTTGGCCTCCGACAGGAAAACTCTGGCCCTTGGCTTCGAAGCCCTCCTCAACCTCTGGGATGAGGGCCGTATACGCGTAACGCGGACACGCGAATCGCTGTGATAGGATCGCCAGCGTTTCTTCTGGTTGAGCTTGCCAGCCGGGCTCTCTCGGCCTCCCAAACCGATCCTGGCTGGCGCTTTTCTCGGGGCGCGCGCGATGAGGCATCAAGTCGACCCTTCCGAGAATGTCCAAGTCTTGAGAGCTCGACCTTCTGCTTATCTAATTCGCGCCGCTGTCAGCCACGTCAAGGCTTTTGCCTCGGATAGCACGCCTTTGAATGCTGCTCAGCAATCATATGGCAGAGACTTAGCAACTGCTGCCATTCTGCGGAGCGCGACCTCGGCGGCCGACATGACGACATCAGGCTGGGCTCAGCAGCTCGCCGCCGTCGCGATCTTCGACACAATTCAATCCATCTCCTCGATTTCGGCTGCCGCCGCGCTGATCGACCGCGGCTTGAGGTTGAACATGGACGGCATCGCCGAGCTGCGCATTCCCGCTCGCGTGCTCAATGTTGCTGCCGCCGGTATGTGGGTTGCCGAGGAGGCGCCTGCGCCCGTTCGCCAGCTCGTGTTCTCGAATGCCGCCATCCTGCCGCCGAGAAAGCTATCCGTGCTGATGGCTTACACGAAGACCCAAGCAGAAAGTTCGAACATCGAAGCGATCGTTCGCGCGACCCTCGGAGAGGCGGCCGGACTCGCGCTGGACGCGGGGATGTTCTCCGCGAGCGCAGGCAGCGCCGCGGCGCCGCCCGGCCTCTTCAACGGCATCACGCCGCTCACGCCGGCGACCGGCGGTGGACAAGCCGCCATGGTCGACGACATCGAGGCCCTGATCAATGCGCTCGCGGCCAACGGCGCGGGCGCTGCCCCAGTGTTCGTCTGTGCAGCCAAGCAGGCTGCGGCCATGAAAACGCTGGTCGGCCCAAAATTTGACTTTCCCATCTTCGCCTCGACTTCGCTCCCCGCCGGCACCGTGGCTGCAGTCGAGGCTGCGAGCTTCTGCAGCGCCTTCTCCTCGGTTCCTGAGTTCACCACGAGCCGGACTGCCGCCGTCCACTTCGAGGATACAAGCCCGCAGGACATCACCGGCGGATCGCCGTCGCCGGCCGTGCCAGTGAGGAGCGCGTTTCAAACTGAGAGCATTCTGTTGAAGATGGACCTACGCGCAAGCTGGGGCCTGCGCGCGGTTGGGCACGCTCAGTGGATTCAGAACGCTGCGTGGTGACCGCGATGGACAAGATGCTCCGTAACGAAGTCGCCGCAGCCTGCCGCGAGCACGATTGGCTGATGCGGACGGATGCTTTGCCGAAGGCGTACGTGCAGCGCGACGCAGCGCCGGGTGTGCTGGTGTTCAAGGAGCGCGCCGAAGCATTGGTGACGGCTGATGATGATAGCGAGCGCAATGCGGACGGCTGGAACCAATGGATCGCAGTGCACTTAGCGAACGAGCGCGCCGAGGTGATCGACATCATCACCCGCACCGTGGGCCAGTTCGCGTCTGAGTACGTCCACGAGAAGCTTGCTCCGCTCAATCGCGAGATAGCCAGCCTCAAGGGTGAGAACGCCGAGCTCCGCGGAATGCTCGGCAGCGTGCTCGCCAAGTTCGACGCCCTGCGCGCGAGTACCGAGGCCATCCAGCGGGAGCGACAGGACGAGAAGCGCGACCTTGCCGTCCGCAACCAAGTTATCGCCGAGCGTTCCGATCGCATCGCTCAACTGCAGCAAGAAAATAGTGCGAGTCGCGCGGCACTTGCTGGTCAGCAGCTCAATCAAGCCTTCGGCCAGCGCGACGCCCGCATCGATATGATCGAGACCAAGCTCGGGATGCTGCTCAAGTGGATAGGCGGCGATCTGCCGCGCGGATTCGGACGCACCGATGAGACATAGCAGGCTGCTCTATACCGCCGACAAAGTGCGCGCTGTGTTCGCTCGGATGCGCGGCGATCTGCACGAGCAGCACGAGCGCCACCTCTTTGAGATGGCCGAGCTGCGCAAGGAGCTCGACCAGCTGCACGCTGCCTACGCAGCGTTACGTGCCGCTGTATTCGAGCGCGAGCGAGCCGAGGCCGATCTTGAGCTGCTGCGGCGCGATCGGGACCGCCGCACGTGTATCGCTGAAGGACAGCAATATTGGTTGCACTGAGATGGCGAAGAACAAGCGCAGAAGAAGTGTTCAGGCTAAGCGGAACCCTCCGGGGGGTACCTAAGTATTTGAGGAGATTACCCCTTTTCGGGCCGCAGCGGCGGTACAATTTTTCATCAAATAATTTCAACATTTGTTGTAATTTTATCAATTTTTTCAAACATTTAGCAGGTTGTGACTCAAGGCGGACCTATTTTTTCATCCTCTACTCAAAGTTGTGACAGAAGGCCCCGAACTCGAGGGAAAGGACGAGAAAAATGGCAAAAGACCCCCAAAAGCCGTCAATTCGGCTGGTTTCCAAGCCGGCCTTCTCCGGCCGCGAACCCCCTCGAAACCTGGGGGAACCCGGCCTGGCCTTGTGGAACCGCATCATGACCTCCTACCGCATCGCCGACCACGGCGGGCGCGAGATGCTGCTGCTGGCCTGCGAGGCCACCGACCGCGCCGTGTCCCTCCGGGCCATCATCGACCGCGAAGGGGAGATCATCCACACCCGCAACGGCCCGCGGGACCACCCGGCGCTGCGACACGAGCTGGCGAACCGTGCCTTGGTTTCCAAGCTGCTGGTTCGTCTCGGCCTTGACGTGGAGGTGCAGCCGCCGCGCCCGGTCGGGCGCCCGCCGATGGGCATCGGGATCACGACGCCAGAGGAGGAGTGAGATGAAGCGCAAGCGCACGTCGATCGACGACCCGACTCAGGGCTTCTCTCCCGAGGTGCTCGAGACGTGGCGCTACATCTGCCGGCTCTACCACGATGGCTACGACGAGAGCGACCGGATGGTCCGCGACGAGGCCATCGAGCTGCACCGCATGCTGGGATTGAAGCCGTGGCACCCGTTCGTGATCGACGTTGGCTCCGTCGCCGAGGAATTCGAGCCGCCCGATGACCCGTCGCACTTGAGAGACTGGCTGATGGTGCGCGACATAAGGCGCAGGCTCGTCGAGGCGACGTAGTCGCTTCCGATTATTCGGGCGTGTACTCATAAATCCGCTTTCTGGAAG